CGGTAATCCCCGCAGATTGTTAATTTTTTTCAACAGACATTATACGGGTAAATCCACGAACTTACATCTGCTGAGGTCACTTCATATTGTCTCTGCAGAGCTCAGGAGGCGCATTCTTCATAAGTTCCGCTACGGCTTTCTTGTCCAGAGATTCTGTCATTAGTCCGTTTTCGGCAAGCCATTCCTTCATCTGCTGTACCGAGTTGGGATTCTCAAGAGCGGTGAACTCCTTCATGGCCGTTATGAGTTCTTCCCGTGAGCGAGCATCCATGTAAATCGCCTGACGCACCAGTTCCATGTCAACGAGAACTCCGCGGTCGTTGATCTGCTGATCGATGATGTATTCCTCCCAGATAAAGTCCGATACTGGATACCTGGAGAGACGATGCTGTATTTCCATTTCGGTCTCAACATCCCGGCGGTTATAGCTTTTGAATGTTTCCCATTTGTTGGGAGCATGATGGGGGAGATTGCGGGTTCTGCCTCCGTTACTCTGTGTCGGAGCACAGGGCTTGCAGAAATAACGGATAAGTTCTTTGCCCTCCGAAAGCTTCTGTTTCTCAAGTCCCAGAACGGCCCCGACACCTTCAAGAGACTGTGGCAGTCCCAGTGTCGCAGCCCACACCATGTCGCAATGCCAACCATCAGGGCTGAGATAAGTACCAGGTGGAAGTCCTAGATACCGGGAGAGACAGATCCTTTCAAAGGAAGCATTAAAGCTGTGTTTTATGACCTTCTCATCGGAGAGTGCCTTTAAAATCTCATCCGGCACTTTCTCCCCGCAGGCAAGATCGAAAACCTGCACCGGTTTCCCATCTACGCTGCAGGCAAAGAGCAGGATTTCAAAATCAGGTGATTCAGCGTAGCGGTACACACCGCTTTTGCTGATGTCTACACTGGAAAATGATTCGATGTCCAATGTGATGTTATTCATTTCAATACCTCACAAAAAAGGGTAGCAACCGGAGCCGCCACCCTTGATAAAATAGTTAAATTTGTACTTAGCGGAGACGCTTCCATCTGAGCCACAGGCGTGAAATCAGATACGTCGTGAACTCAAAGACAAAGGCTGCAATAATTCCGCTGAATACACCGGAGCAGAAACCGGTGATAAAGATTTCTGATGAGTCCATGTGCTATCCCAGAAAATCCTCTTCATCATCTGCAGTGGCAAAATCGCTCTCGGCACTTGCTCTGCCGCCCAGCGGTTCACCGTCCTTAATCTTCTGCAGGTTGTTGAGTCCGCATGCAATGCCACGGTTGCCGTTGGCGTTGAAGGCATAGAAACTGATGCTCGCTCTGCCATAGCAGCCGGAATAGACCTCTGATCTGTCCAGAATATCGTTCCTGTTGGCATCAACCACACCAGGTGCTGTTGCTGAGTTCGCATTCACGAAGTAGGCATTGGCATAAGCCGGATCATCGGGACGCTCCAGGTCGCCGTCACGCAGAGGAGTTCTGAGAGTACTGAGAGCAGGTACAGACTTGGCGTTGCCCTTGAGCTTGGACTGTCCATCACGGTAGGCTTCCTCAATGGCAGCCTTGATTTTTCCTACAGTCACGGTATCGGACTTAGGAATGATGAGAGATACACTGAACTTAGGCTTGCCGCCTTCCATAGCCTTTGGTTCCCATACATTTGCATAAGACCATCTGGTGTTAACACCTGTAATTACTTTTGTAGCCATAATTTATTCTTCCTTAAAATCTAAAGATGCACTTGAAACTGCCGGTCTTTTATCGCTCTCCGGTACGAGCGTTGGTTTGCCTTTCGACTTAGAGATAAGTCCTGAAAGAAGCTCATCAAATCGAGCTTTCCCGAGGAGTTTCTGCATGGCGGTGATGCCTATGAGTTTCTTCTCGAACGGATCGAACCCTGCCTCGCATACTGCCTTGATTACCTTGTCCTCGCTGGTGAATTTTCTAACTGAACGTCCTTCCACGAGCTTCCATCCGTGCCATTCCTTACCGCCAATGGCCTGCTTCAAGGCATATTCCTTGATGTCATTTGCCCATGCTGTAAGTTCATCAACTTGGGAAAGGATCACTTCGATTTCTATGTCCTCGAGTAGATCCGGCAGTTTGAAATCATGCTTTGCCAGCAGAAGGTTCGCCTCGGCTCTGGCACGGCAGGCGTGTTTGGCTTTACAGAATCCGCACCATTCACCGGCACAGAATTTACCTTCACCGGCAAATGCCAGGGAGGCAATAGGCTTCAGTGTGTTTTCAGCCCATTGGAGGAGTTCTTCCCGGGAAATCTCCCAGGTGCTGATGTTCTCCCGGCGAGGCTGATAGATGGTCATGCTGACGGTATCGATGTCGTAAAGGGCATCGAAAAGGTCGAGAGCCCCAAGGGCATAGCACTTCATCTGCGGATTGTTTTCTGCCTCAACAAGAACGCCGAGACCGTGTTTGTAGTCCACGATGTGCAGTGTTCCGTCAGATACGATGATGCAGTCTGCTGTCCCGAATCCCTCGGGAACCCACTCGGAGAAATCAACTCGCTGCTCAATGAGTACCTTCGGATCTGAGCAGGTTTCTTTCACTTTCTCCACGAGAGACAGCACGTGGGTGGCATAGCCGTTGGCGCAGTCATCCATTTCCTCGCTGTATCTTGTGAGGCTTGGTGTCGGATCTTCCGCGTCCATTCCCAGTGCGGTTTTCAGCTTGAATTCGCAGAGCTCATGGGCTTCAGTGCCTTCTGCGGCATACTCGCTGCCGCCATCTCCCGGAAGCTGCTCACAGAGACGGACAGAAGGCGGACACATCAGCCAGCGGTGCGATGCCGAGGCGGATAAGATTGCGTGAGAGTCAGGCATTCTTGAGTTCCTCCGCATCTTTCAGCATGGCAGCATAGTTATTCGGATCAATAGCTGAGAGCTTTGATGCACCATACTTCTCCAGAAGAGATTTCACACCTTCGCGGTTACCGCTTCTGGCAATGTCGGAAAGAACTCCGCGTACATCCTCCAGGGTAAGTTCCGGCTCAACAGACTCTGCAGGTGCGGTTGGTTCTGCAGGAGCAGTCTGTGTATCCTGAACAGGTTCCTGGGATTCAGCAGGAGATTCCAAAGCGGGGGAGTCCTCTGCCTGCTGAGAGAGAAAATCGGCGATGTCAGTTAACAGCCCGGCAGTGTTCCGCAGACTGGAAACGGCGGCTGCCAAATCTATTATTTTTGTCATAGGTTGTATTTCCTTTTGTTAAGTTACGTTGTCTGGATAAAAGCTCCAGGTTTCTTGCCATCCTTGCAGATACCTGCGACATGGCCGTAAGTACGGCTATGAGTTCGTGGTTTTTTCCGCCGGAATCGAAGTAAGACTTGTGCATGTATGAACCTCCTTCTTTGTGAAAAAAATGAGCCTTACACTTACTACTGGACGTGAGGGGCGGTTTTGAGCGGAAATTTTTTAAAAAATTTTTCTAATTGGTTGGAAAGTGAGCAAAAGGGGGGAAATTAGGATTTTTCAGGGCGAGAAAACCCAGATCCCGGAAAAACCGGAATCTAGGAAAAAGTATATTCAGGGATGATGTCAGTCCTTACTGAGCCGGTTAAACTCTCTTCGGATCTTCTTCATCTGATCTGCAAAGGTGCGCTGTTTGCGTCCAAGGGCCTCTGCGATCTTCCGGTCTGACAATCCCTGTTCCATCATTTCGATGATGTGATCTGCTTCTGGGTCGAGTTCACGAAACCTGGCAATAAGCAGATCAAGCATTTGGCTACAGGCGATAAGATCATCCTCCAGGGGAGTGTATTCGGTCTGGCTGACTTCAAGTGCATTCCATTCTTCTCCGTGTTCTGTAAGTTCCTCCAGTGAAGTCGTATCTCCCTGAACGTGAAAAGGGCAGACAAGACAGTCGGCATTGCACGTCCACGAATACTCAGCGGGGCATTTGCAGCGCCCATGTCGCTGTTCACGTTTTCTTGCTGCCTAGATTTCAGGGAATACGGCCTGATATTGTTCTTCGGTAATTTCAACGAGTACAACCTTGGTTGGATTGGCTGGACTTCGTAGAGGGTAGTAGCGTTTTTTAGTCGCCATGATGGTCTCTCCAGTTCGGAAAAACCGAAGCGGAGAAGCCCTTCACGGCTGATTGTCACAGTGTGCATGTCACCTCCCGGGGGATCCCCGTTTCGGATGACAGTGCGTGCATGACACTGACAGTTGTTACAAAATCGCCTGTTTGGGCAATGCACCATCAGTTCGCGACCCGATGTGCTTACACAGGCGAGGTTAAAAAATAGGTATTGCTCTTAGCTTTCTATTAGTAGCCACAAGAGCCGGTGAAATCTGACGTTTTGGATGAGGTGTCCCATCCATTCGGTCAAGACTCATATAAAAAAAAGCAGGCATCTGTAAGGGTGTCTGCTTGATAAACGCACTTTTGAAAAAATGTGATCTACTTAACAATAAATGCGAGCGGCTGATTGTACAAGTTTATTGGAAGTCCGTGTGAAAATAAAACGCCCTTTGGGGCTAAGTGAATATTAATTGATAATTGTTAGAATAATAATTGTACTGATAGCGAAATGTGTATAAATTTGACATGGTGAGAGATTCTCATTTAGTACGCAAAGATGATTGATCCGTACTCACTTTCGCGGCGTGACAAGAAATAGTTGTGAATATGATTACAGATTGTCCCAAAAACATTGAGTTTTGTCCCAAAAATGATATAATCTATAAAGAATGGGAGGGTGCTATGAAAAAAGGGGATATTCTGGACTTGATAAAATATCACTTCCAAAATAAAGAAAAAGAATTTAGGGATAAAACTATTACGGTTGCTCGTGAGTTTGATAAAACTGGAGATTCTCAACTAGCTCAGTACATTATGGGACTTCTTTCTCAAGCAAATACCTTTTTTCCTCAATCTGAAGATGTTGGGTCATCCCTTATGCCAGTAAAATTAGATACTGACCCATTGCCGTTACCTGAACTTATAATGAACGATTTGAAAGGTATTATCAACGCAGTAAATCATGGTATTGGTGTTAGTAAATTTTTGTTCGTTGGCTCGCCAGGAACAGGAAAAACAGAAAGTTCAAAACATATAGCAAGATTGTTAGGTCGTCAATTACTTCAGGTCGATTTCAGTAATCTTGTGGATAGTAAACTAGGACAAACGGCTAAAAATTTAACAAGTTTATTTAATGAAATTAATGGATTACCATTTCCAAACAACTATATTATTTTATTCGATGAAATTGATACGATAGCGTTGGATCGAATTAATCAGAATGATGTACGAGAAATGGGGAGAGTTACTTCAACTTTCCTCAAGTTACTTGATTCTGTATCTTCTGAAATAGTAATTATTGCTACGACGAACTTGTTTTCAAATTTGGAAAAGGCTTTAGTTCGGAGATTTGACGCAACAATTGATTTTGACAGGTATACTGTGGCCGACAAAATTGAAGTAGCAGAGGTTATTCTAAACAATTACGTACGTCAGTTTAAAAATGTTGCGCGTGATCTTCGCTTATTTAAAAAAATATTAAAAAATGCCAAAAATGTACCCAATCCCGGAGATTTAAAAAATATTATTAGAACATCATTAGCTTTCAGTGATGAAAAAGATCCGTATGACTATTTGAAACGTTTTTTTTATGCTATGTTTAATGGAAAACCTCCAAAATTACAAGAATTACATACTTTAGGATTTACTGTAAGAGAAATAGAAATATTAACCGGAATATCAAAAAGTAGTGTGTCACGAGAGTTGAATGGAGGTGAACATGAATAATGTTTTGACTTTACGCGGAAACCGCTTTGAGCATCGTTCACGTCCTTCTGGTGGTGGAGCAATTCAACTTCCAGGAAGAAGTTGTGTGAGATTAGACCATTTAAATGATTTGCATAATTTTCTTATAGAAGTTAGAAAATTTTGGGAAAATAATGACGTAATTGATGGTGTTTTGGTTAGTGTTTATTACAATAGAATTGTTTCTAAATCAAACAGAATTAACGGGTATTTAAATTCTATTAAAAATGAAAATCCGATTGATACGGTTGTAGGTGCGCGATTTAATTCTGATAAAAATAAGCATATAATTACTCATTTTATTTCTAGAGATAATTTAGATAAAACTATTGAAACATCGAAACAAGTTATTTCTATGTTTGGTGCGTTTTTCTCTAAAAGTGGAATTTCTACATCAGAATTTAACAAAGGTACAGTTTTCGATACATTACCTTATTCCGAATATTCTTTGAAGAAAACAATTTTTAAACAGTATTTACGTGATTCTTGTTTTGTTGAAAAATTCGGGGTTGAAACGATACGTGAAAAATCTTCTAATAAATCCGTAATTACCTTCTACGATGTTAAAGTGGATGCTACGGATATTTTGCAAAAGTTGGGTATTACTGTACCACATTCTAGCATATTGGATAAAATGACAGTTTTGCTTGACGAGAAATATGTTGGGGTTATCTTAAATAAGATTCCATATCTTGTATCCATGGCTGTTGAAGATTTTTCTATGCTATCCCCGGATGATTTTAAATATTTGAATAGATTACCTACAAATAAAATTCCATCTCCAACAAATGAGCCAACAATAGGAGTTATAGATACTTTATTTGATTCGAGTGTGTATTTTAGTGAGTGGGTTGAATATCACGATCTTATATCTGATGACATACCTAAAGTTTCAGAAGATTACAGCCATGGAACAGGTGTAACTTCTCTTATTGTTGATGCACCCAATATTAATCCAAACCTTGATGATGGGTGTGGAAGATTTAAAGTAAGGCACTTTGGTGTGGCTCTCAATGGTGGGTTTAGTTCATTCAGTATAATACAAAATATCAAATTTATAGTTTCGCAAAATCTAGATATTAAGGTATGGAATTTGTCTTTGGGATCTGCAGAAGAAATCGCCGATAATAGTATTTCGATTGAGGGAGCTGTTTTGGATGAAATTCAATATGAATATGATGTAATTTTTGTTGTAGCAGGAACAAACTGCAAAATGAGAAATAACATCCGTAAAAAAATAGGATCTCCCGCAGACTCTTTAAATTCTTTGACTGTTAATGCAGTAGGTTTCGATGATTGCCCGACTGACTATACTAGACGAGGGGAGGTTTTATCGTTTTTTGTAAAACCAGATATATCTTATTATGGTGGCGACAGTCATGGATATATAAATGTTTGCCAACCTTTAGGTCTTGAGAAGGTATGTGGAACTAGTTATGCTGCCCCTTTGGTTTCAAGAAAATTGGCGTATCTAATCAATATCATGGGGTTAAGTAAAGAAGAGGCAAAAGCTTTACTTATTGATTCTGCCATATCTTGGAGAAGAAAAATTTCTTATGAAGACTCTATACTAATGGGGCATGGCGTTATTCCAATAAAAATTAAGGATATTCTTAGTTCTTGTGACGATGAAATCAAATTTATTGTGTCAGATGTTTCTGACAAATTTGATACATATAATTACAATTTTCCAGTACCGATTTTTGATAAAAAATATCCTTACGTAGCAAGAGCGACACTTTGTTATTTTCCTAAATGTTCTCGTAATCAGGGAGTAGATTACACAAATACCGAATTAAAGATTACTTTCGGCCGTTTGCATGAGTCTAAACGCATAGCACCTATCAATAATGATATGCAATACCTAGATGATGCCCCTAGTTATATTCGTGAAGACTCTGCGAGAAAGGAATTTAGAAAATGGGATAACGTCAAATGCATACGTGAGACTTTTACTGAACGAAAGAGGGCTAAAGATATTTTGAACGCATCAAATCCTCAATGGGGAATGAGTATACAGGCTGTTGAACGTTTAGGGAATAAAGACGGCAAAGGAATAAGATTTGGTGTTGTTGTTACGTTAAAAGAAATAAAAGGAGTTAATAGAATTGAGGATTTTATTAATCAAGCTTCGCTCAAGGGGTGGATTGTTAATAGGTTAGATGTTGAAAATCAAATTGATATTTACAAAGTATTAAGCGAAGATGTTGATTTTGAATAGCTTATCTGTGTTTGTTTTATTTGTGCCCCTACTGACCTATAATTACCTAATTACTTTGAGTGCTTCCTTTGTAGTCTTTGAAAATTAGAAGTTTTTACTATTGTGTCCGTGTGGATAAATGTGAAGGTTTTGTTAGTAATATGAGATCTTTTAGGAACTATGCTCCGGCAGAACGCCGAAACTATATAACATTATCAACGGGAGAATACTACCCTGACATTCTTGTAGATGCCTGTCGTCTGTATATGCCTGTTTTAGAAACTTTTTCGCAATTATTGAAAAGATCTGAAAGTTCCGTTGCACTTTTCATTAATATTGCAAATACTCCAAATCAGTGGATGCGCATTCAGCTTTGTTGTAGGTTATCATGAAGTTGATCCGAGATTATCAAAGCAGATGATCTCGAATTAGATGATCTTTTTAACTTTCGTTATTTAAAAGTTTAAGTTCTGTTTTTATAGATTACCGTGACCATTGTCTCATTATCCTGTCGGATCTTACCGTCAGATCTGAGATTATCAAGCGATCTGGATTGTCCTCCTCTAAGAAGCTAATAGAGAGCTTAGCAAAGCTGATATCTATCAGATTAAAACACTGTTTTAAAGTAACTTTTTCTTTGCGTCCTTTCTTTTTTTGGAGCAAAACTCAACTAGAGGCAGCCTGCTAGCAAGTTGCCTCTAATTGATGGTTGTAGCTACTACTCCTATTTACTGTCAGGTAATGTCAGTGAGGTTCGTAATGACTTACCCTCTAATACCAGGTCAAAGTTATTGTTGGCAAGGCGTTCAACAATAGCTTCAGCTATTGTTGTGCCTCCCAAGTCTTTAACCCATTGATCAGGACTCTTTTGAGAAGTAACAATAACTGACTTATATCGATAGCGGTCATTTAGAATATCAAAGAGAATTTCTTGATCTTCAGCACTATAGTCTGTAGATAAACAGAAGTCGTCAATAATGAGCAAGCTGGTGCGCTTAAAGCTCTCTCTTCTGCTTTTGTATAGGTATTTTTTTTCTGATGTGCCTTGCAATCTATGCCTATAAATGTGGTGTATCGAAGCAGCAGCTCCGGCAGGACATGAAACGGACTTTTGAGGATCTGCAGATGGTGAAGCATGAGAATGCTTTGACTGAGGACAATATAAAGAGCGCAATGGAGGCATACGACAAGGAGTATTACAATTTCACGATTGCCGACATAGAAGCGTTGACTGATGTTCGCATTGAAAGAAACAAGAGAAACGGGCGAAAGTAGGAGCAGCATTTACAGTTTGCTCGTGGTGTTCGTGAGGTTAAAGCGAAAATTGGAGAGCCTGTTTCGGGTGGTGGTCGCCCATCGGCGGCGATGGTAGTCTATGAATGGCAGCAGCATCCAGATGGGGCAAAAAGCCAATGTAAAAAAGAAACGGGATTGACCTATCCCACGATCCGCAAGTGTTGGGACACCGTACCGGACGGGCATATAACGGTCAAAATACGCCCATCACAGGCTTTGAGTGACCTTTTGGTGTCTGAGTTCAAGAAAGGGCTGTAAAAGCCCCTGTAACGCTCTGTACGGCGTTTTAGAGGCTGGTAAGGGTGTTTATATTACCCCCACTGAAAACGAGGCTGGAAAGTCGCATAAATCAAGGCTTTTTACCCCCTAAATGTCCACTCTGCGGCGTTACCGTATAGCGAGCTTTTGTTCATAGAAAAGTTGCAAAAAATATTTTCAATGCACTTGGCAAATGTCGTGAATATTGAGTATAACAATAGTGCAAGCTAAGAATGATGCGGAAAGGAGTGCTATTATGGCTAAAGAAAATATGACGATAAGAATGGAGCCGGAGCTGAAAGCACAGGCAGCAGCTCTTTTTAAGTCGCTCGGAATGGATTTGAGTACGGCAACGGGTATTTTTTATCGCCAGGCACTTAGGTGTCATGGACTGCCCTTTGAGGTCAAGGTTGACGAGCCGAATGCCGTTACTTATGCGGCGATGGAGGCAGCAGAAAAGGGAGAGGATATGTATGGACCGTTTGATAGCGTTGCCGATCTGATGGAGGCGCTTAATGCTTAAGCCGGAGTTTTCGGGGCTGTTCAAACGAGATTACAAGCTTGCAATCAAGAGAGGCTGTGATCCGAAGAAGCTGGAAGAAGTGATTACGCTGCTGTGCAACGAGCAACCCTTGCCGGAGGCATATCGGGATCACGCTCTTACCAACTCCAAAAATTATAAGGACATGAGAGAATACCATATTGAGCCGGACTGGTTGCTGGTCTACAAGGTTTTTCGTCAGACCTTGATTTTGAAATTGATAAGGACAGGAACGCATAGCGACGCATAGCGATTTGTTTTAAGCGTTGCTTCGGAAGAAAGAGTGGTGATGATGTGTGGCGGGTGTGATAGCGGAAATTGCGGCAGATTGTGGTGTGTCGGAACAGGCGGTGCGGGCGTGGTGCCGGCGAAACCATGTTGCGAAAGATGCGAAAGGAAGTTTCGCAATCAGCGAAAGCCCAAAAACCGCTATATATCAGCATTATTTGTGTGTTGAGTGAAAGCAAGTTTCGCAACCGGCGAAAGCAAGTTGCGAAACTTGCGAAACCTCTGAAACGGTGCTGATTTCCATGTTGCAAAAGGAATTAGACCGTAAAAATGAGCAGCTTGCCGTAAAGGACAAGCAGATCGAAAAACTGAACGCAAGGCTGGCTGAGGTCAGCTCGGCACTGGTTGCCGCCCAGCAGACCGCACAGGTTGCCCAGGCACTTCACGCAGGAACAATACAACAGCAGCTTACCTCCGGTACTGATCCGAGCGAGGGAAGTGGAGACAATCCGAAAAAACAGGGATGGTTTAGTCGGTTGTTTCGTGGTTAGATAAACTGAAATTTGCGGAGGATAAATGATGCTATTCACAAAGATTGATATAAATAATTGGACACGAAAAGAGTATTTCGACCACTATGTACTGTTCTTGCTGCATACAAAGATTTCGAAGAACGTTTTGAACTTGTTGAAACAAAGTTGCCAGTTCTCGAAACAGTCAGACGAGCAACCTTACACAAAATAGGTCGCTTCACAAAGCAGGATATTCGTGAGCTTTGCCCTTCGCTTAGCGTCA